GCACTTCAACCCAGCCTTCGTGGCATAGCCACTAAAGTCAGGCTTGGCCTTTACTTCCATTTTGAATGCTCTCTTTCAGTTTTGGATCTCGGCCTGTTAGCCGCTCTTAGTGGCTACCACTTCCATTAGTAGAACCAACCTTGACAAGCCCACCGTTGCCTCCAGAATCTGGAGTTGCTACATCTTTAGGTGGAGGTGCTGTACCTACCTGTGAGAAACCGGAAGGTGTCTGACCGCGAATGTTGCTGTTGATCAACTTGTCAGCCTTCGGATCCGTAGACGGCCTGAGTCCGAGGACTTGTCTAATTTCGTTTGCCGACATAATCTCGTTACGACTGAACACATCTGCAATCTTCGCAATGTTCTCAATCGGGATCAATCTGAATGGATCGCGGAAGTACTCGATCGTCTGATGTTGCGTTCTAGCTGTCTTGGTCAAGAACGTCCGGCGCATAGCTTGGGCGATTGCATTTAGCGTCGGATCAATCGTCCTATTCCAATAGTTCAGCATTGTCTTCTCGTCGGCTGTTCCATTCATGACTTCTTCAGTCAATCCAAGCTGGCCGTAGAGCATCGTGGTCAGAAATTCAATCTGAGCCATTAGATTATTCTCAGCTGGACGGTTCAGCTGAGTAATCTTTTCTGTTCCATCCGTATAAGCAATGCCGTACTTACTACCCTTGAGCTGAAACTCAATATCTTGCCGACGTTGTTCTGCTGCTTGCCGACGAGCTTCAGATTTGATCACATAAGGAAGCTGAATGATAAGATCAAGTTTCCCAGAAGCGGATGCATCGTCTACAGCATCCAATAGATTCAGCTTATTGAGCAAACGTTGAAGAGTTGAGTTCGGCTCATTCATTACGGCGTACAACGGATTCTCAACGATGGCGACAACAGTTTTCGGAAGAGTAATGAGCTGCCTATATCCAAGTGCCTGATTATACAGCCAAATTTGTACATGTTCAGGATACCATTGCACAATTTCGCCGACACGAAGCGTCAAGATGTCGTATCCACCAGTTGAAAGTGGATTAAGCGATGTATCCACTGGAACAATCGCAGCAACACCCTTGTCAAAAAGAGTCAATGCGATGTCCATACGAAAAGCTTGCGCTGCTTGATCAATATCGGCTTCAACTGTGAGACAATTTTGAAGACCACTTACAATGTCATCCTTGTAACGATCATCCGCATCAGTTTTGATATGACGCATGTCAATTGAAGCGACATCGATACTAAGACGTGTATAGATAGAGGCGATAATCGAGCGTTCATTGGGAATTCGAAGTCTTACTCGATCTGGTCTATACGCATATGCAGATCCATAATCCCCGGAATATGGCTGAGTCTTGTCATCTTGATTCGAAAAGACATTCCAGGCATGTCTCAATACTGATCCAAATCGTGACACGTTTCACCTCCTTCCCAAGCTCATTCGAAAGCCTCCTTGTTGGCTTTGTATGCAATGTAGGCATCCATAAGAGCAGAGACATTGTCGATCTTCTCGTCTTGTCGCCTCTTTAGAAGCTTTCTATTACCGTTGGTATCTTCTAAAGTAATTGCGTTTCCCATTGCAAAGGACATAAGCGCCTGATCGAAGATGAGCATTCTTTCTTCACTCAGAATCTTGAGTTCACCCAATGGGACAGATTCAGTCCTAGCTCCTTGAATAACTTTCTCAATAGCATAGTCCCCATTCTCTGCTTGCCACCTGGCTACAAACTCTTTGGCATTGTATGGGTCAAATCCTAGAGTGCGAACGTCATACTCAGACGAAAGAATGAACGCATCCAGATCGTCATAGACTTCCATCATGTCAAGAACTGTTCCATCCAAGACATGAAGGCTAGCTTCGTTGATGAACTCTTCATACTTCGCTCTCATGGCCCCCGGAAGTTTCATCAATGTCAGAGACGTGATGTAACTCCGAGTCTTAACCCCAAATTTTTCGTGGCTCAGCGGAAAAAGGAATGTGAATGCGCAAAAGTCATCACCTTGAGACAAGTCTGCGCCGAGAGCACATGGCAGCTGCCAGAACTCGCGCGCGCGATGGGGTAGAGTCTCTTCATACGTGAAGAAGTATGTGTAACCTTCCATAGGGATTCCAAAACGCTTGGCAAGGATGTCATTACGTGACGCAGGAGCTTTTTCAGCTCTTTCGACATCCAGATGATACGTCTCATATGAGATTGTCGCGCCCAGATTTGGATTTGCCTTTAGCCAAGTTGATGGATCGTTAACTTCTTCGAGTTCATCAAGTTTGTAATGCCAGATCGAAACATGCGGAGCGAGGTACTCACCCTTGAGTATGTCAGCTAGTTCCATTTTGATTGTGTCACCGGAACCAGCTCGAACAGTTCCTTCTGAACTAATAGCGACAATCAAATAGTCTTCTAGCTTTGATGCTCCCTGTTCAACTGCCCCCACAACATCTTCACGCAAATCTCCAGACAACCATTCGTCAATTGTAGAGATTTTGGGACGCAGACCTTGTAGCTTATTAATGGCCATAGGTCTAACTTCGAGCAGTGATCCTGTGAGGAAGTTCTCGATTCCCTTTTTGGTTGCTGCGAGCTTGACACGATTGGCCCTCGATCCTGTCGTGTTCTGCAATGAGCCTTCAGTCAGGAATTTGAACAAGGGGCCGCGTGCGCGCGTGATGGCTGTACGAGCCGGAGACATGACTTCATCGGCTTGCTTCATCGTTGGCGCTGTAGTTATCTGATGCGTCGTTGACGTATCGACATTTAGAAAGTAGCTTTGTATCATTGACGCATACATAGACTTGGCTGCGCCTCTAGCAACGATTAGATACTGCTTCAGAATCAGTCGTTTCTTGACTGTCCTATGTTCATAGTGCCCCCCGTGATTATCCTTAGTCGGAACATAGACACTTCGCTCAACGAAGTAGTACCAACCAAAGATCTGCTCTGACCATAACTTGAACGATTCTAAGAGATGAAGATCGGACCCATCTGTTAAAGTCAATTCTCCTTCGCAAAAGAGAATGAAACCTTCAACAGCTTCATCATCATAGTAGATGTTCGGGTTAGCTATGAGCGCGTCAATTCGATTCATCTCCATGGAGACTTCACGATTTACCGGAATGTCTCCTCGAAGAACTGCTTCACGAAACCGACCATAGTAGATCGGTGTCGCAGTATTAGACAGACCCAAGCTAACCTCCCTTCTCAAGCCATAGCAGCAGCCATCGTAGCACCCTTGAACAGGTGCTTAACCACTTTCCTTCCAGTTTCAGACGTTGCCAGTTTTGTAGCCTCTTGCACAGCTTGCTTGCCTTGCGGAGACTTCATGAAATCCGTCGTTACCTTAACGCCCTTCTCGAAAGTACCTTGACCAACTCCAGATCTCTTGATCTGGCTCTCGAGATTGGTACGAGTGGCCAGACTCTGTAGCTCTTGATTGGAAAGAGTGTGCATACCACTCTTCTTGAGCTTCTGAGTTACTATCTTGGCTGCGACAGCATCAGGATGAGCAGGAAGTCCTCTCCCACCCTTTGTCTTGATGATCGTCTTGTGTTGTGGATTCGACCTGGTACTGACAGAAACTGAAGCCAACTCCTCACGGCTTCTACGACGCCCCCATTTCATTCCCAAGACGCCGTGATGTTTGAGAATATGATCTACAACTTCTTTACTCGCCAATCTATCCATACACACCTCCTTCCCAAATGGGGCCCCAAGGCCAGTCGTGAACAGGATCATCGACAACTTCGGGAGGTGGAGTCCATTCCGTTTCCTCCCGATGAGTGTTCAGACGCCACTCGAGCTCTTTGATCTGATCATTGAACGCTCCGATCAAATATGATGTTGCCGGAGGATCAAAGAGTAGACGAACGCGCAAATATACATATGACTTGACCGAGTTGTACTGAAGATCAGTTTCATCGATGAAATCGACCCACTCTGCTATTTCATCCTCGATCATAAAGCCTTCAGGAGGCCCGACACCCAATTGGGCGAGAGTAGAGAACGCAGTATTGATATGAGTGATCACATCATGATCAAATGCTGTATAATCCTCCGCCAAACCTAGAATTTTCTTTGTTCCGGTGAGGATACTAGTTATCAACTACTCACCCCCTTTCGTGGGTGCCTATTTTGGCAAGTTGGTAAAAGACGCGATGGCTTTCCCCTTCTCGCCTCCGTTCCACGCTGTCTCGCCCTTCCTCTGCCATGTATGTGCAGGAGTACCATCCTCATACCTCACGAACACCTCAAGTGTTCCCGAAGCATTGAGTGTGGCGGAGATACCCGCTATCTTCTTGGGATCAGAACTGGCAAACTTCCCGCCATCGATCCAATCAGTACTATTTTTCTTCTGATACCTGTACCAAACCGTCTTTTTGTCTTCGCCAACCCACCATACATGTATCGATCCACCATCAGACACGGCCGAGGTAATCAAATCTGTTTCCTCCTCTTGTGTAGGACCAGGACTAGGCGATCCACCACGAGCCATGTCGAGTACACGATCCATAGGGAATCCAGAACCGCAGTCCCAATGTCCCCCACCACCGGAACCTAGATCCGCATGTTGACAAACACCACGACCAGAACCCTGAGCTTGAGACGAATTAAGTCTAGTAATCGGAATGCCATAGTATTTTGCTTCTTCAGCAATCCATTTTGCGCAATTCTCCAACATGTTTGGATGACGATTCCATTCGTCAGCACTCCAAGAAGCAAATCCGCATAGCTCTATAGCCACAGACACTGGATTGTAATTTGCCTGAGTCCATGCCTTGTTGCCGCGCTTTACATACTCGCCAATCGTATTGGCCTGATCGTCAGCGCCGACATGACTCGAGGCACCAACATCACCTTGAAAGAAAGAACCAAGACTTTCAATGGTGCGAGCTCCTTCAGCTGTATGAAGGACAATCAGTCTTACTCCCGAGCCGCCCCTACTCGAGTAATTGGGAGATGGGATCCAGACTCGTTTTAAAGCCATCAAGCAGCCGGATCTTCTGGTTCACGTAGATCTCGCAGATGCTTCTCGTCCTCTGGATCGTCGAGCGGAGATCCGTGAGGATCGCCTTCAACATCCGGCTCACGATTCGGAGTGACGTCTGGCCTGTCGTCGACTTCTTCTGGTTCCGGAGCAACTGGCGGCGGAGCCTCGCCAGGAGGAATGCCCATCGGGGGTTCGGGAAGCTCTTCAGTCTGCATTCGACGAGCTCCGAATCTTTTTCAGAGGAGCGGGCGGAACATCCGCTGGGCGATAGTGCTCGGGATCCGAGGGAACCCGTTGGTCCACCGCCACTTCAGGAACCTCTTGAGGCTGAGTCTCCTCTTCTTGCGTCTTCTCCTCCTGCTCAGTGTCTTCCTTCTTCTTTCTAGCTGGACTCATTCTGATTATCCCTTGTCGTTCGGGTTTTCAGGTGGTAAATTGTTATTATTTATGCGATAACC